TTTTAAAACAACCACCAAAAAATGCTAAATATAATGTGATTGCAACAGAACCAAAACCAGCAATGCCAGAATATTGTAAGATACCTGGTGACGCAGTTGCTAGTTATAGAAAGTATTATATTATGGAGAAACGAAGATTTGCAACCTGGAAAAGTCCAGCTGTAATGCCAGAATGGTACAAAGAAGGAGTTAATAATGGCTGATTTAAGAAAAGAAACAATTGAGGGATTAAAATCTCACGCTAAAGGTCACATTGATAAACATAAAGTCAATGTAGAAGTATTAATGCAAAAAGCAGTAGGTATAGGTGAACACGGAGATGTCCTTACCGAAATAGAAAAAGAATTAAAAGTTATCGCTGAGTATGATGACCAATTAGAAATGTTAAACAAGTATTTTTAATGCCAATTTACACATTTGAAGATAGTAAGACAGGTCAAGTCTATGATGATATGATGTCTATTTCTGAAAAGGAGACTTTTCTTAAAAAGAATAAACACATAAAACAATTAGTTACAAGAATAAATATATCTAGTGGTGTTGTTGGTATGGGCGATATGAAAAGTGATAATGGTTGGAAAGAAATGCAGAGTAGAATTGCAGAAGCACATCCAGCCTCAGAGTTTGCTAAACAACATGGTAAGAGGTCTATAAAAGACGTTAAGACACAGCAAGTGGTAGAAAAACACCGTAAAAGACAAGCACAAAGGAAAAAGTAATGGCAGATATACCAGATTATATGCGAGGTTTTGATTTAGAGCAGGATTGGGGAATGACGCCTGTTTCAAAACCAGCTGAAACAACAGAAACAAAAGTTGATGTTGATATGTCGGCAGTTAAAGCTAATGGTTTAGAAATTGCTAAAATTAAATCAGATGTAACTGATGTCAAATCAATGATGAATGAGATAATGCAGATAGTGGCTGAAAAAGAAACTATAACAAATGAAATCTCAGACGAAGAAACACAAAAGAGATTCAAAGATATAGAAAAAATTGTATTGCCGTTTTTGTACAATCTATCTAAATCTGAAGAACCTTATATACATTGGCCTAACAGAGGACCAATTATTAAGGCACAGATAGAAAACATATTAAAATTAACAAGAGGTAAATAAAATGCAAGCAAATTATGATAAATGCTTAAAGACTATTTTACACCATGAAGGTGGTTATGTAAACCACCCTAAAGATCCAGGTGGAGAAACTAATTTAGGTGTAACTAAAAGAGTATATGAAGAGTTTGGTGGTACAAAAGATATGAAAGACTTAACAGTTGAAGACGTAGCACCGATTTACAAAAAAGGCTATTGGGATAAAATGAAAGGTGATGAACTACCAAATGGTTTAGACCTTTGCGTTTTTGACTTTGGTGTCAATGCAGGTCCAGGCCGAAGTGCGAAGTATCTACAGACAATGATTGGTACAGTTGCAGATGGTGGTATCGGTCCTAATACATTAGCAAAACTAAAAGAGTATGTTGACGCTAAAGGATTAGAAAGATGTATTGAAGACTTCCAAGGTGCAAGACAAACTTATTATGAAGATTTAAGTACATTTGCTACATTTGGTAAAGGTTGGACAAGACGAGTAGATGAAACTACTGAATTAGCCTTGTCAATGATTAGCTGAGAAACAGAACCGTTTAAGTCGGATAGAGATTATTTAAACGATTTGTACGCTAAAAAAGGTATATAATGAATTACACAATTGAAAATCATATAGGGGTGTTTGATGATGTTATGTCTTACGAACAATGTTTTGACATTATCAAATACTTCGATGATCTTTCAATGCTTAATAAAACCACAACCAGAACTGAGGACGAAAATGTATCTGGTATGGATAAAGATAATAAATTATATCATTTAGACTTTACACCAAATCAAGTTTACTATAATAGCAATATCAAAATTTTAGATAACTTTAATAATGCAGTTGATATGTGTTATCAATTGTATAGAAAAAAATACCACGCATTAGATAACTTAGGTCAACATAGACTATCACACGAAGTTAAAATACAAAAGACAAGTCCTGGTGAAGGCTATCATGTATGGCATTGTGAACACGCCAACGTAACCACAGGTAGAAGATTATTATTAGTTATGTTATATTTAAACGATGTACCAAATGGCGGTGAAACAGAGTTTTTATATCAACACAAAAGAATAGAACCAAAGAGAGGTAGAATGGTAATTGTACCTTCTGGTTTTACACATACTCATAGGGGCAATCCACCACTCGATGATAACAAGTATATGGTAAACGGTTGGGTAGAATTTGTAGAATAAAGCTTGACAATCCAAGCGGAAAGTGATATAGTAGATACATTATGACAAATAAATTTAAATTTATAGACTTAGACAAGACCAATTTACCTCAAACAAAAGGTAAAAATATTAATGGTATGCGATTTTATGATATTGATGGCAAGGCATATCCCTCTGTAACAACAGTATTAGGCCACAAAAAAGGTAAAGAACTCCAGAAATGGAGAGAATCAATTGGTGAAGATGTTGCCAAATGGGAGATGAATAGAGCTTCTCGTAGAGGTAAATCTACACATAACTTAGTTGAAGAATACATCAAAGGCGAAACACCAAGTGAGAGATCAGTATTACCATTAGGTTTATTTAAACTATTAAAACCTTATGTAGATCAAATTCAAAATGTACATTGTTTAGAAACAATCATGTACAGTAAAAAATTAACTATTGCAGGTCAAGTTGATTGTATTGCAGAATACAATGGTAAACTATCAGTAATAGATTTTAAGACAGCTAACAAGTATAGAGAAGAAGGTTGGATTGAAAATTACTTTATGCAGACAACTGCCTATGCAATAATGTATGAAGAATTATACGGTACACCTATCGAACAGATTGTAATATTGATTGCTTCTGAGGACGGAACTTCTCAGGCATTCGTTAAGAACAAAGCAGACTATATAGAAAAACTAGGCAAAACAATACAAGAATTTTATAAATATTTAGAAGAAAAGAAGTAATTATAAAGGGGTAATATGACTAAAATAATAGCCCTCATTTTCTCTGTATTTTTATTTGCTTGTGCTTTTTCATTTGAGTCAAGAGCTGACCATAAGTCAACAACTGAATACGATGGTTTAGAATGGTCACAGTTACCAGTTATTTGTGGTACTACAGACGCCGTAAATGAATATCTAGTACATAACGAATTTATATTAGAGAGTTTATCTGTGGGAAAAGAGAACGCTAAAGAATCAGGTCAAAGTGTTTATATGGTAAGTTACTTTATAAACGAAAAGAGAACTGAAACTATGGCAGTAATTACAGCTCCGTCAGGTACGGAAAGTTGTATGCTGTACAGATCATTTCAATTAGCTTTTCCTGGTCTTATGTTATAGGAATTCTTGTTGAAGGTAATGTGAGTAAACATTTGGGACTAGGGGGCAGTACCCTACACCTCCACCAAAATTATATGGGGGTGAACTAGGTTCGACCGATGACTAGAAAACGTGCTGGAGAGGATAGTCGGAAGACTTAAAATTTATATAAACGCAAACAATAACTTTGCTATGGCTGCCTAATTGGTAGTCGGCGTTTGGTGGTACGTGGCAACAGAAACCACCATTTACTTTTGTACTTAATTATGATATATTAATAATATGAATATTGAACTTATAGATAAAATGGGTAGTGATTTATCCATAGTCAATGCAGCTAGAGTATCCTTTTCTAAAATCAAATCACAATTTGATGAGAAAGATGAAAGACTTATAAAATATCTAGCAACTCACAATCATTGGTCCCCATTTGCTCATGCAAGTTTACAATTCAGAATAAAGGCACCAATATTTGTCGCAAGACAATTAGTAAAACATCAAGTCGGTTTAGTTTGGAACGAAGTCAGTAGAAGATATGTTGACTACGAACCTGAATTTTACATACCATTTTTATGGCGAAACAAAGCTGTAGATAAGAAACAAGGTAGTGGTAAAGACGAAATAGAATATGATGTTACAGATTTGATTACACAAGCAAAACAATTGTATAGTGATATGATAGAAAAAGGTATTGCACCAGAAATGGCAAGAATGATTTTACCTCAAAGTATGATGACAGAATGGATCTGGTCAGGTACTTTATATGCATTTGCTCGAGTTTGTCAATTAAGAAACCAAGACGATTCACAACAAGAAACAAGAATGATAACTGAACAGATGGCTAAACATTGTAGAGACCATTTTCCTGTCAGTTGGAGGTATTTAAATGAACAGTAAAGAGTTTTCTTTATTAATAGAGGGCATGGTAAGAAAAAAAAGATGTTCTTATATGGACGCAATAGTATTATATTGTGATGATAATGAAATAGATATAAGTACAGTTAAGTCTATGGTATCTAAATCACTAAAAGAAAAAATTAAAGCAGAGGCAGAAAGATTAAATATGTTAAAGTCGAAGAGAGGTGGTGTTTTACCAGTATGAGGCCTGTATTTCTTCCTAACTTTGGTTTCATACAAGATAGATTACCAAAAGATTTATTTAAATCTATAAAAAAAGAATGTAATGAAATAGAAAAACAAAAGAGAACAGAGATGATTTCTGGTCTTTCAGGTGATGGTGTACCTAAACATTATTACTTAGAAGATACAAAGACACAATTTACAAGATACTTATCGGAGGTTATATTTGAATACAATAAATATTTTAACGCTTTTAATCATATTAAGTTATTTGACAGAGATGTACCATTAAAGATTAATACACCATGGGTCAATGTACAAAAGAAACATGAGTTTATACCTAATCATACACACGGTGGTTTGTTAAGCTATGCATTATGGGTAAAGATACCATATGATATAAAAGAAGAACTAAAGACAGGTAAATATGCCAGTACATTTGAATTTAATTACAATACGATTATGGGTACAAATTTAGATTATAGAATAGAAGTAGATAAAAGCTTTGAGGGAGAAATAATATTGTTTCCTGCTAACTTACAGCATTGTGTTTATCCTTTTGCTACAAGTGATGACAACAGAATATCTGTATCAGGAAATGTGTTTTACGATATATGATTACAGTAGGTTGGTGTCCATATAAAAGAACTGCTAAGTACTTAGACAAGTACGAATTAGAGTTTGTACATAATGTTTATTTTGAACCTGAGATGTTATCAGATTTATATAAAGATAATACAGCTTTGTTTAGTCAATGTCCGGCACATACACATTTTTTAAAATCATTTTGGGTAGTTAAATCACCTGTTGATCTAACTTTAAATGTAGATAGAGAAAATGAAAGAGCAACCATAAATCAAAATCAAAAGTTTTATGACTCATTTGTTGATATGCGTTGGGGTCAATACAGTAAAACAGATAAAGCATTATGTTCATTATACTTTCAATATATGTTTGTAGCTGATGAACAAGTTTGGATGGAGCAGTATCCTGCCTTCTTACATGGTGGTGTGGATAATACTAGATTTATAAATGCAGGTTTTAACATTTACAATTGGCAAAGACCAATTGATTTCTCTTTTGAAATAATAGATGATAAGAAACCAGTAATTATTAAAAGAGGTCAACCTTTGTTTTATGTTAAATTTATTGGTGAAAAACTAAACGAAGACTTTAAATTAAAAGAGATAGAGTGGACAGATGAATTATACCAGATGAATAAGAGATGTCAACCACAAAATTGGATTAAGAAAATAAGCTGGCAATTGATGAACAAAGGCAATAGAAATAGACCTAAAAAGTTGGTTAAATAATGGAAGGATTTGATGTATTTAAAACTTATCTAGCCTTGAAGTTACATTTTACTTCAAAGTCATATGATTACCATAAATATGAGGGTAAGATAACAGCTAAATTAGATACATTTACAAAAAGAAATGATAGATACTTTTTTTATAAACTTAGTAAAAAATATAAAGCGAATCAAATTGAAGATTTTTTTGTTTCTAACTTTATTAAAAACGATAGAAATTGGGTAGGGAGCTTACTAGACAATGAAGGAGAAAATACATATAAAGACTATATCAAATATTCACAATCACTTTCTTATAATTTTCGAATGGATTGTGTACATATTAGCGATAACTTTAATGCTAATAATGTTTCTTTCGATACTGGTCTATTACCACCTAATGGACAACATCCTAGATTGTTACAATTACTTATTCAAAAGAAGATTACTTACCAGACCGCCGTTATTATCGACCACTATCTGTCGTATATTAAGAACTGGAATGTGGAGATTAAAGAAAAAGTGGTATGGCCGAAGATTGCATTTAAGATAAACAAGTTAAAAAAGTTTGTTAAGTTTAATGAAACAAAGTGTAAATTAATTATGAAAGAAGTTTTTGTTAATGGATGATAAAGAGATAAAACCTATTACTGAGAAGTTAGACGAGAAGATAGCTAAGTTAAATAGTACAAGAGTCTATAAAAAAGTTACACCAAGATATGATCTATCATGGTATATAAAATGGGCAAGTAGTATTATGTTGATTATTGCTATGATTATGACTTCAACAAATATCTTCCCTTGGAATTTATATCCTGCTATTGTAGGTATGATAGGGTGGTTAATTGTAGGATTATTATGGCATGACAGAGCATTGATTGTTTTAAATGCAATTAGTGTGGCTATCTACGCTATGGGTATTGTGAATAGTTGGTTTATACAATGATAGAATACATAGATAATTTCTTAGATGAAGATCATGCTACAATGATGTATAATACTATGAGTGGTGATGACTTTCCATGGTATATTACAACAAAGGTTGCTAAAGAAGATCAGAAACAAGATGATTATTATTTTACACATATGTTTTATTATGCCCCAGATGTAAGATCAAAATATTTTGATACATTTATAAAACCAATAACAGATAAATTAGAAGCTAAAAATCTTATTAGAGTAAAAGGTAATTTATATACAAATCAAAATAAATTCATAGAACACCCACAACACATAGATTACGATTTCAAACACAAAGGTGCCATATATTGTTTAAACACTTGTAATGGTTATACAGCCTTTAAAGGTATAAATGTAGATAGTGTATTTAATAGAATGATATTATTTGATCCTTCAGAAATACATAACAGTACTACAACAACAGATAAGTTAATGAGATTAAATATAAATTTTAATTATGAGTAAAGTATTTTGTATAGGTAATGGTGAAAGTAGAAAAGGTTTTGATTTAGAAACATTAAGACCTCACGGCAAGATTTATGGTTGTAATGCTCTGTATAGAGATTTTACACCAGATGTATTAACTGCTGTAGACCAAGGTATATGCCACGAAATATACCATTCAGGTTATAAGGGTAAAGTTTATTTTAGAAACTGGACAAAGTTGCCAGCACAAAACTATGAAATGGTTTTATATGCAGGCCTTACACAAGAGGAAATTAATTTAACAAAATCACAATGGGACGGTTTATATGAAAATGACAGAGGTAATGCTACTGAGTTTGTTATGCACGGCTCTAATATGGCTGGAATTGTAAACATAATTAGAAAAGATAAAACAAAATACAAAGAACGAATTAATAAAAGTTATGCTTATATTTCTTGGATTAGAGAAGATGATAATTCAAGTTGTATAACCGATGTAAACAAGAACGAGAGAGATAGAGGTTGGGCTTGTGGTGCAATGTCAGGATATATTGCAGTAATGAATGAGAAACCAACCGATGTATATTTGATAGGACAAGACCTGTATAGTCATACCACAAAAGTAAACAATCTATACAAGGGTACAAAGAATTATGTTACTTCCGATCACCACCCTACACCAGCTTCGAACTGGATAGACCAATGGAGTAACCTTTTTAGAGAGTTTCCTAATATCAATTTCTACAAGGTAAATCGATATAATGACGCCAGAGATGATGTAAATAGAGAGATACCAGAGTGGAAAGATATCAACAATATTAAGTATATCGATTATTCCACGCTTGACTTTTTGAGCGGAAAGTGATATATTAGAGATAATGCAAAAGAAAACTAATTACTTTCTTTTTATAGTGCAAGGAAGAGGGCTTTACCAGAGGCTCGAACTTGACAGTTTAGGGGTTGTTCCCAGGTTGCTAGACTTATCATCTAGTGGTCACACTACCGACAGGTAGAAACTGGTTGCTGGCGGATAGGAATGGAATCCGGTCGCTGGCTTGTGGGTAATTCCATAGTCCCACCTATTATGCATTTAACTATTAACTACAAGGAATTTTATGAATGTTAAACCTCATACGTTTAAATTTAGAACAGGCGATACAGACGAAAAAGGCGGATGTACTTTTATCGGTGGCTCGTGGGTTGACAAAACAACAGATGAATTATTTAAGGGAAAGAAAATAGTATTGTTCAGTTTACCTGGTGCATTTACACCAACGTGTTCAGGTGAAGAACTACCAAGTTACGATAGAATGTATAAAGAATTTATTGACAAAGGTTTTGATGATGTTTATTGTGTATCAGTAAATGACGCTTTTGTTATGAATGCTTGGGCAAGAGATTTAGAAATTAAAAATGTTAAAATGATACCAGACGGCTGTGGTACATTTACAAGTAACATGGGAATGCTGGTTGCAAAACCTAAACAAGGTTTTGGCATGAGGTCTTGGAGATATGCAGCTATCGTAAATGATGGCAATGTAGAAAAGATTTTTGAAGAACCAGGTTTTAATAATTTTTCAGATGATGACGATCCGTATGTAGAGTCAACACCTGAGAATGTAATGAATTATTTAAATGCAAGCTAAAACTTGTATAAATAATAATGATACCGACAATACAGGTAACACAAATACGAAATACGATTAATACAAATACAAGGAGTAAAATATGGATTTCGAAGCATTAAAAAGTTCCTCTAGTAACTTTGACAAACTAACAAAAGCACTAGAACAAAACCTCAATCCTGAGGACCAATCTAACAAAAACAAATACCAAGACGAGAGAATTTGGAAACCTGAGATGGATAAAACAGGTAACGGCTATGCTGTACTTCGTTTTTTACCAGCTGTTGAAGGTGAAGATATGCCTTGGCAGAGAGTATGGTCTCATGCCTTCCAAGACAAAGGTGGTTGGTATATTGAAAACTCTTTAACAACACTTGGTCAAAAAGATCCTGTTAGTGAAGAGAACACTAGATTATGGAATACAGGTGTTGATAGTGATAAAGATATTGCTAGAAAGAGAAAAAGAAAACTCTCTTACTTTAGTAATGTTCTTATCGTAAGTGATCCAAAAAATCCACACAATGAGGGTAAAGTATTCTTGTTCAAGTTTGGTAAAAAAATCTTTGATAAGATTACTGAAGCAATGCAACCAGCATTTGAAGATGAATCACCAATCAACCCATTTGATTTCTGGAAAGGTGCAAACTTTAAACTGAAATTAAGAAAAGTTGATGGTTATTGGAATTATGACAAGTCTGAATTTGAGTCTGTTTCACAAATAAAAGAAAGCGATGATGAAATCAAAGCTATCTGGTCGAAACAGTATGCTCTAAAACCATTCTTAGATCCTAGCAATTTTAAGACCTATGATGAACTCAAAGAGAAACTGAATAGGGTAATTAGCGGATCGAAGAGTGCTGGAACTGTTGAGAATGTAGACCTCCCGCCTCAAATCAATAGCGCACCAGCTAAAAGTCCCGAAGTTGCTCAACCGAAGGTAGACACTAAAGTTGAACTAGATGATGAAGAAGATGATACTTTGTCTTACTTTAGTAAACTAGCTAACGAAGAGTAATCTCTCCACTTCATATATGACTTTAAAGGGGCAGTAGAAATACTGTCCCTTTTTTTATTCCGAGTATATAAATATAGTATATGGCAAACGTATTAGACCCTTTAGTTGATAGGCAAGGTGGAGTAACAAAATCTGTTAGTTGGTACAGAAATGCAGTAAATTCCATAGCTAATAAGGCAACTGCTAATAAACTAATGAACCAGAATAAGTTAATTGGTAGACCTAGTGCAGGTAGATTAAATCTATTTTTCTATGATCCTAAGTATAAGAAAACATTACCATATTACGATACGTTTCCGTTAGTGTTACCTTTAGAACCGATCAAAGGTGGTTTTATGGGTATGAATTTTCACTACTTATCGCCTGTAATGAGATTTAGATTATTACAGACTATGGATAAGTTTAAAAATAGAAATGATTTAACATCAGCAACAAGGTTCGATGTAAATTATAATGATGTAAGAAGAATACCAATGGTAAAACCAACAATTAAAAAATATTTGTTTCAACACCTTATGTCAAACTTTTTAAGAATAGACGCACAAGAGGCTGCTATTGCAGTTTACTTGCCTGTACAACAGTTTAAGAAAAGATCAGCTAGTTTCGTTTACGGAAGAAGTAGATCAATAATAGGGAGCTAAAGATGGCAATTTTAAGAGGCGGTCGAAGAATAGGACCATTTGATATACGACTAGGTATTCCTAGAGATAGGTCACTTGATAATGTCGAAGGCGATAAACGATTAACTAGAGTACAAGGTGGTAATCCTGAATCTACCGTTGGTCGTATTATGGGTCAGATCGCACAAGGCGAAGGCTTTGCAAGACCAAATAGATTTATGGTTGACTTTATTTTACCAAAGGGTGTTGGTACACAACAAGTTGGTCCTCCAGGTAGAGAAGAATTAATGTTTGAGGAAGAAATAGTAAGAAGTACAAAACAAGGTGAACTTCAAGCTCAAAAAGAAATACAAAGAGGTTTAAGAGCATTTGTCGAAAGTGTTGATATGCCAGGTAGAAACCTTGAAACAACAGATTTAAAATTTTATGGACCAAAAAGACAAGTTGTAACAGGCCACAGTTTTAGTGGTGAAATTACAATGACAGTATATTGTGATAAGTACATGAGGCAAAGAGCATTTTTTGAAATGTGGCAAAAGGCTGCATTTGACCAAGGTACAAACAATGTACACTTTTATGATGAATACACAGGTGGTTTAAGAATTTATCAACTAGGTGCATTTGCTGAAAATGCCGATAGAGATAGAATATCGTATGGTGTAGAATTGTTTGAGTGTTTTCCTAAAACAATAAGTGCTGTATCTTAC